TTTATGCATCCTATTGAATGCAAGAAGTCTCTTAGTCCAGTGAGTGAATTATTTGTTAGAAATGGACCTATTGTTGCAGGGTCAGATCAACGATTATATGACTTAGGTAAGTTCCAGATAGCCACTGGTGGAAACTCAGGTTCAGGAGTTTTGGGGGAACTTTGGTGTACGTTTGAGATTTGCTTTATGAAGCCAAAGATTGCGGAACCTCTTATTGGTCAATCGGTTCATTATCGATTGAATTCAGTTACGGCTGCCTCTCCTTTGGGAGGAGCTGCTCCAACCATTGGTAATGGTTCAGACATAAGTCTTGATATATCAGATGGTGGATCATTGATATTTCCTTCTAATATTGTCGAAGGACAGTATTTGATTACTTGGAATTGTGTAGGGTCTAGTACTGCTTCTACACATTCTCCTTCTATTACGGCAGGTACTAATTGTACGTTGGCGAGTTTATTTGTTGATAATGGTGCAACTGTGTTTAAGACTCAGGACGGTGTTACGACCACTGGTCTTATGTTAGAGTTTGTTGTAAATATAACCGGAGCTAATGCGACCGTTATATTTGGTGACTCGGGAACATTACCGGCATCGGTAACTTCTTCAGATTTATGGGTTGTATCTACTAATAATAACATAACGTCTTAAGTAGCCAAAAAAGATCTCACGTAGCTCGTATAGCATAAATGGGGTACAAGCAATTATTGCCCCCATATTTTTTTGATAATATAATACTTGTAGAGTAGCGCAGGCCCCCGCGAGCCCCGGATGGGGTGAGTGTGGCGGGGGGCCGGAGCATGTCCCTCGGTGGCAAGGCAAGCCGGCGCGGCGGAGCGTGCAGTCCGTAGGACGGAACGTGGGAGCCGAGAGGCGCGCAGGGTACTATCTTATGGTCCGTAGGACCGCGGGGTGGCATCCCGTGTCAGGGGGCCCCGCGGGACAGGACCCAGCTTAAAGGAATTCCATATAGTTTTGTGAATATGCGGATCTGTAGTCAGATTGCGCATCGAATTCTTTCTTACTTTCTCTAGTTTCAATTTCATAGTTCGGATCTATGGGTAGTCCCGTGATTGATACGGGTAGTCCCCTATAGTCTAAAGTATATAGACCAGGGAATCTCGAGGCTAGAACGGTACGTTCAGTGTTACCTCGAGATTCATCGACCCCAGTGAGCGTAGCGAGCGTTGGGGTCGTAGTGAGCGTAGCGAACACTGGGGCCGGGTCGAGCGTAGCGAGTGCCGGGGTCCCCGGGATAATCTCGTTTAGGCAACTTAATGGATTGTCTTCGACTATCGGGTTATCTTCTATGGAAGTAACGATGTTTGCGGTGGGCCCTCGGCTAGCTGTGCTTGGTTGTAGAGAGGATATGTTAAGCAAATCATCGACGATAGGAGTGACTATTTCGACGGTTTCTTTAGTTTGTATATGGTCTTTTGTAGAAATTCTACGAATGTCCCATTTATACTTACTGAATTTTGTATGATCTGGTTCAAAATTACTAAAGCAAACTACATGTGGACGACCAAATCGCTTTAAGCCACTTTGGTATTTGGCGGAAAATATTCTGCCATTTTTAATAGATTCTATGACACCATAGTTCATGCGCTCCTCTATAGGCCTTGGAAAATCAAAGAAACATATTCTTTCACCATTCCAAGCGCAGGCAACGTCTTTTGTTCCACTGTTTTCGAACATAGTAACAGATTTTAGATTGGCTAAGGTATAATCAATCATTGTCGACTTACCTGCACGTCCATCGGTGTCGACATACCAAATGATTTTTTCTTGATGTGGTTTACCTTTTAGCTCGTTGTAGAGCTCTTTTTGCCAATCGAATAAGCCATCTTTAGTTCTTTCCGCTACATCTTCATTAGCGGCAGCTGCACCATTCTTTATATGAATGGCATTGATTGCGGCGTTGATTCCATTGGAATATTTGATGGCATATTCTGGGAACTCTTCCAGAATGGTGTTGAAATCTGGTTCTTCATAAATGCGTTCGTAAAGCTGATTCCAGTCAGTTCGTTTACCTTTACCTTCATTTACTTCAGTGAATGTCTTTTTATATATAACGGCATCTATTCCATAATTAGGCCCTTGTTCACCTAATTTGTCATATTCTTCATGGGATTGTATTCCTTTTGAACAATATGATTCGTTATATTCTCTATTAGCATTTGCTGGGATTAATTTAATTTTTGATTTGACTCCGTATTCAGAATCAATTATGCGCTTGACTCCTGTCATACGCATAGCATTTTTAAATTCTATATAACCTTGCATGTGTAATCGACCATTTTTGGTCTTTTCTTTACCATAGATAACGAACTTACATTTCTCTTCTGTAAGGTTAGCTATGTCTTGTTCGCATGCCCATCCCCAATCTTTATTGATTGCGGCAGTAGCGTCAATACCATCATTGATGAGTTGTTGTGTTTCCTTGCTATGGTAATACCAGGTAAACACCCAATTGCGCCAGGGCTTGTCTAAGCTTTTGACTTTATGTTTTGTATCCGTATCGGTGGTCATTCGATTTATATATACTTAAGGATACATTTTTATTTTTTTTAATTAATTAATTAATTAATTATTTAATTATTTTTTTATATTGCCTATAATATAGAAATATGTCAACACGTTATACTGCTGCACAAAAACGCGCATATGCTGCCAAGAAAAGGGCCGCATACAAGCCTAGAGCTCCCAGAGCTCGTAGAGTTCGTAGAGCACCTCCCCAACGACAGTACCTGCCAAAGGAACTTGGTTCTACTTTGGGAACAGTTGCCGGAACGGCTCTTGCAGGACCTGCTGGAGGAGTTATAGGAGGTCTTTTGGGTAAGGGAGCCCAAATGCTCGCGAAACATTTAACAGGATTTGGCGATTATAGTGTTGGATTCAATACACTTTTGCCAGGAATGTTGACTCCGCCTGAATTGGTTAATAAGTCACAACGATCGGTTTGTATGAGACATAGAGAGTATATCGGAGATATAACTGCAACAACTGATTTTACTTTACAATCGTATGATATAAATCCAGGTGTATCCTCTACATTTCCTTGGTTATCGGGAGTTGCTGATAACTTTGAGGAATACATGATAACTGGAATGGTCTTTGAATATAGATCATTGTCTGCTGACTATACGACTGCATCATCTGCGGCGTTAGGATATGTTATTATGGCTACTCAGTATAATGTCTTGAATCCAGACTTTACTGATAAGATACATATGGAGAATTATGAGTTTGCTAACTCTGCAAAGCCATCTACTTCAGATAATGCTTTTGTAACAAACTTATTGATATTAGCATATACAATTAAATCTGATTTGTCAATAGCTCCAAATGTTCTTAATAAGCTGATGTTCTCTTCAGGTACTCCTGCGAAAGGATCAAGTTTAAGCTTTAATATCACAAGGTCTTTTACTTTTGATTCATTGAATTTCTTATCTGCTAATTCTATCTGAGCTGCATTGATGATAGCAGGATCAACCTTTGCTTGTACCATTGCTGTTAGCTCATCAACTAACACTTTGCCACTAAGCATATCATAACGCTCAGGAACTGGGATGTAAGGAATCAATTCATTGATATCTACATTCTGTGCATAGTGCCTCCAAGCTAAGATATCATAAGTTACTTCATCCATAATTCTTACTACATCCTCTGCAATAGAATGAACAAAGCTGTAAAGCTCTTCTCTATCTACTTGCTTAGCAACTCCTGATTGAGCGATTGGAGTTTCAGCTAAGAACTCCATACTGATAGCACTCAATGCATCGTAAATATGCTGTCTAATTCTTTCTTCTTGTAGCCTTGCAATCTCTGTTTGCTTCTGAACATAGCCAATAGGAGGAGTGATAGCATTATTCTCTCCAGCCTTAGGCATCGGCATAACAATGTGCTCGAATGGATTCAATGGAAGCAATCCTTTACCGCTACATGAAGGACATGATATTGGTGCTGAATTCTCTCTTGGAATTTCTCCCACTCCTTTACATCTACCGCACTGCTGAGGCTGAATAGCCCACATAGTCGAGTGAATGTGCTGAACAATCTCTGCTTGCAAATCACTGTACTCACGCACTGCTTCGTTAAGCATTGGCACGATTCCACTGATACGAGATTCATATAGTGTGCAATGGTTGCCTTGTTCTACAACCATTCCATTCATATGTCGGATAGGAATATAACCTAAGACATTCGGGAATTGGAATACTTCAGATACTTTTCCATTTTTCTCCTCAAATACCTGAAAGATATCAGGCTGGATAAGATAGAATCTTCTGC